GATCAAGATGGCCTTGGTGAATTTGGCACTGGTAAATCTAGAGGTGCTGATAAACCTACGGGTACTGGTGGACAAACTCCAGGGCCTAAAAAAGAAGATAGAGGAGGCACTCCAAATAGACCAGGAACATCTGATCAAGGATTTACAGATTCAGGTCAATTTGCAGGTTTATAATGGCAGTAAATTATAAGGGTGAACCCATAACAACAGAAACAGCATTTACTACTACAGGTTTAATGAATAGAAAACCTGCTAAGTTAAAGCCATTAAAGATGGGTAATATAAAACAACCTAAACCAAAAGTTGTACAAAAAAATTTACCAGAAGAAAGAGTACCACAAATTAATTTAGAGAATTTGAGAGATGAAGATAAACGAATTTTAAATATTCATTTAACTCCATCTCTTAAAAATGTATTCACCAGAATATTTGGACAAGATATATTTCCTGAGTTTGGAATAAATGAAAACACAGTAAGTATTCCTACAAGTATTATTGTTGATAGATTTGGATCAATAAACGATTTTAAAACAATGATTCAAAGAGATGATAACAACGTGCCACCTAGTCAGGGTATAATGACTAGCCCACAAACTATGACAGTTTAGAGCTACCCTTATCCATAAGGCACTCAACCAATAGGTAAAAATAATGGAAAAAAAAGAAGACAATGTTTCTAACGAAACTAAAACTATTTTACAAAAACCAAATCCTTATAGCAAGGCTCGAGAAGATGATCCTGAAACTGAGGCATTTGCAAAAGGTGAATTAGAAAAGTTTCATAGAGACCAAAAAGAAAAAGAAGCAGAAGCAGCAACCGAACAGAAGGACACCGATGCATCTGAAGAGACTGCAGACCCAACAGATCAAAAGGCTACTCCTATCGCTGAACGCCCTGTAAATGCTGAAGATCGTGTTTTTAAGAAACGTTATGACGATTTGAAAAAACACTATGATTCTACAATTAATAAACACAAGGATGAAGTTACTTCATTGCGTTCTCAATTAGAATCAAGTACAAAACAATTTGTGCCACCTAAGTCAAAAGCTGAGTTAGAGGCATGGAGAAAAGAGTACCCTGATGTCTATGATATGGTAGAAACTATAGCCATGGACAAAGCTACTACTCAAACTGCAGAGCTTGAAAACAAATATAAAAGTATCCAACTCCAACAAGAACAAATTAAAAAAGAAAAAGCTGAAGTAGAACTTTTAAAGATTCACCCAGACTTTAATGATATTCGTTCAAAAGATGAATTTCATGAGTGGGCTGAAAAACAAGATCCTACTATTCAAGGTTGGTTGTATGAAAATACATCTAATGCTAAGTTAGCTGCTAGAGCCATTGATCTATATAAAATGGATAAAGGTGTTAGTACTCTAACTAAAAAAGAAGAAAAGGATGTTAAGAAAGAAGCTGCTAAAGCTATTACTAAAACAAAGAAAAGTACTGAATCTGATAGTCCAAAGAAAAAAATTTGGACAACAAGTGAGATTTCTAAATTGAAACCTCATGAGTTTGAGAGGCATGAAAAGGACATTGACCTTGCACGTTTAGAAGGTAGGATTGAACAACGTTAACAATCTAACTAAATAAACAAGGAGAAGCATATGGCTTTCACAAATGCTACTGGGTATAATAACCTTTCACAAGGTAATTTTACTCCACAAATCTTTAGTCAGAAAGTTCAAAAATTCTTCAGAAGAGCATCAGTGGTAGAGGATATTACTAACACTGATTACGCTGGAGAAATCGAAAACTTTGGTGACACAGTAAAGATTATCAAAGAGCCAACAATCACAGTCAGAGATTATGCTAGAGGTCAAACAGTTGATACACAAATATTAGCTGATGATCAAATAA